TCCAACACCGTAAACTTTCCAAGTATTAGCAGAGAGATCATACCAGTAATCACCTAATGCGGGTGACGATGGCTCATCATCACTCCAGATCGGTGGATTATAAGTTGCAGTTAATGTGAGATCGGACTTTGCGAAAATCCATGTGAGCTTAAGTAACGTAATAGTATCGTTATTCGATAGTACTAGGCGGGGAAGTGCTGCATCTGTAGAGTCGAAAAAATAGCCCCGTTTAACCTTAACAAGTTTATTAGTCTGAACTTCAGCGGTGAAGTACTCAGTTGCACCAAACTTAAATGCAGCAGTTTTACCCACGAGAGATGAAATCTCAGATCCCACGGTATCAATAGTAAGTTCCGAACCATCCTCACCCAAATATTTAGTACTATCTTGAGCTGCAGCAAGTGCATCATTAACGAGTGCAGTATTATTTGACGAAGGAGCTGCAGTAAGTCCAGTAAGTGTTGTATCAGTAACAATGGAGTACTCAACTCCATCAACGTAATAAATAAGTGGTGTCGTAAGCCCCTTAACGGTAACAGTACGTGCCGATCCAAGAGGAACTAAGAATTGTGGTTGTGCTGAAGTAGTCCTGACACGACCGGAAACAAGACGGTTATTGGTGAGACCGGTTCCGATAGCATTTGCAAGACCCGCAATTGAAGAACTTGGAGTCTCATACCATTTAGTCTTACCAGTGATTTCTTTAATAAGCTGACGAAGGGATGCTAATTCCCCGGCTAATGTAGTAGCAAGGGATTCGGTTCCAACCTCACCCGGATCTCTTGTTGTCTGCATTTGTCCAACCGTAGCGGAATAATCATCAATCATTGCGGGGAGAAGGTTATTAAGTATGTTATTAAATTCCGCATTGAGGTCAGAATAAACAACATCCTCACTTGCGATCCAAGTTTTAATACGACTAAAAAGTGCGCCTGGCATATTTCCCCCTAAACCCTTGTTGCTTGCTCACCACTGACTCTAAATCCTACTGTCAGTGATGCTAATGCAAAGTTTTGATTCGATCCAGCCTGTTTACAATGAAAAGAAATGCGCCGCCCCGATCCGTGGAGCGGCTTTTGGATTGTCTGAGCCTCTTCTCTACCTAGATCATCGCTGTCTAGAGTGAAGGTGTCCAAACCGTCGTCCCTGACGTCCATTAAGTAATTTATTGTTTCGCTAAAGGAACCGTCGATATATACGTCAACTTGCAGGTTCCATGCTCCTTGCGGTACAAATTCCACTGCGAGAAAGTCGAATAATTTATTCTTGTGAGCGAGTTTTTCGTCCATATAACGAAAGTCCGTATGACCGAGCTTAAATTCACCCGTGTATGCAGCTCCACCGACAAGTCGATCTTCTTGATCCATGAGATAAACATAACCGTCTGCGGCACCGTACATGGGACGTTGAATTTTATTAATATCCTTACGAAGAGCAAGACAATCTGCACTGTCCTTATCCCAGAAAGATGCTCGTGGTTGAGTCTTATTGAAATCAATGTGAAAGAGCGTGTCGTTATTAGTCTGATATGAAGTTCTCCATGTAAAGAAAGCTTGTTTCTTTGCCTCATAATAAATGGCATGAAGTACATCTATTCCGTTAAGTGATGTTGAATTCCTGAAATAATCCTCAATTTGAAGCATCCGAAGAACGTCTGCGGATTCAATTTCACCTAATGAATCTACTGCATTATAAGAGATTGGAGATCCCGATTCATTCACTGCTATCATATCATTAATAGCTTGAAGTATTCCATGAGGTGAAGAAAGTCCGAAATTTGAAGCGAGTTTCTTGAAGTTCCAATATGTAGAATCAGTCTCACTATCGTCGAGATAGTAGACAAATCCACCCTCTTTAAAGGCAAAAAGTCGTCCCTTAAAGACATACGCCCCAGTGATTACTCCACCCTCACCCGGAAATATATTATGCGTAAGAATCGAACCCCCGGTGAAAACTTCATGGTTTCCAGTTTCAGAAGCGTAAGCTCTTTGCTTCATAAAAGCCCAGAGCCTATTTCTATGTGTCACGCCAATAGTAGGAAAATTAGGCGTTACCCAATCTGCAGCAGCACTTGAAACATTGGCAAATGAAGTCCCATCAGCAGCGAGAACTTTTAATTGTGCAGTTGCGGAGAAGAAGAATAGCTTTTTATCTCGTAATGCAGTCTCATTACCGCCCTCAACGAACATACTGCGCGGAGTAAGAGTTCCAAGTCCCGTTGTAATTGCGGTCGCACCTGTAAATACTCGATCACCAATATCGCGATAAATATTACCATCAGAACAAGCTGCAATAAGTCTCTGAGTAACCGTATCTGGCCACCAATCCCAAATTGCGACGATTCCAGCAGGCAATACCTGGGTATTATAACGAACAGAACCGGGAGCTTTAGTTAGTAATCCCGTCTCGAAGCTCACGTTATTTGCACGAATCAAAGCGCCGCGAGGGATCTCTCCGGGGGGAAGATCAGTCAAAAGTCCAATTTGAGCTAGTGGAATTTGAGCAATCTGACCCGAATAGCCCATTAATTACGTTCTCCATAGATAAGGCGTTTCTTTCCCGAGTTAATCAGGTCAAGACGAGGAGTAATTTGACCGAAATTCTCCCCCGAACGTAAGATAGATCCCCTATGCTGAGAAACCATAGCATTAAGTTTTCCTTGCATAAGTCCTGCATAAATCTGAGCCCGGTCATCTGATTTATCAAGCATGATGTAAAATGCCGTCGCATCCTCAAGAACATCTATATGTTTTCGTGGAATAAGAGGAATTGAAGACGCTGAATCCTTAAGATCCCTGGGAATCGGAGTATGTTCCACTTCGATTCGTGTTTTCTCCGTAGGAAACTTATTAAAGCGAACTGTAAAAGTTCCATTAGCATCTTCGCGTACAGTTGCAAATCTATCGGGTTGTCCTTCTTCAATTAAGGAGAAAGGATAGTCCCGTTGAAAAGACTCAGCATCAGTTCCATAAATACTACCAATGTGAGAGGTCCCTTTATGGACCTTAAAAGGTTCAACGATGCGACAGATTCCACCTAAAATGTAGGTTGAAACAACTGAAGCAGCATTCGTAGTATTCTCATCGTCAAATCCAAGTAATTTGTGTGCTGAAAATTCAGAATTAGTTCCTGTTCCCGCGAGAACAAAAACAGCACCCCCGCCACGGTCAGACGCGATCGTGAATTTCCTCGTCACAGAGGAATATGTAACCGTATAGACGGGAGTGCCTCCGGAGGTATTAAGTTGTGTTTGAGCTTCAGTTGCCAAAGCTGCGGGTGTGTAAGTTCCTGATGTAAGTGTCGCAGTAATATTAGTCCCGGCAGCTTCTTGAAATTCGAGTTTATTGTTGCCGGAATTAATTATGAGATAATCGGGAATAAGTTCGTAATCTAATTTAATTGCTTCAAAACTAAGACCAGCTCCCGAAGCATCAGGATAAGCACCGTCTAATTCAAATGCAGTTGCAGCGGCAGTATGTGCTGTAATCTTAAACCATTCTTCCTTACCAACAACTCTAAGATGCCATCCTGCAAGAGATGATGCAGGGCCACTTGAGAAAGTTCCGGCCTCACTTCCTATAGTTAATGTAATCGTACCGGTCGTATATTTAGGTTGAAGCTCTAAAATGAGAGGAGATTTTGCCTTAGCCCATGGCCATACTTCATCAATTGATACCGTAGCATCTTTTCCAATTGGAATAGTTCCACCGGCAATTAAAGTGAGATGAACTCGGTTGAGATAATTTAAGGCTTGAGTTTCATAGGGAGAATTACCATTGGTGACTTCACCCGACTTCTGAAGTGCGAGATCTAAAATATCAGCAGTAGTTCTAAATTGTGCCAAGTTTCCCCCCTAAGGAGAGACTTAGCTCCCCTGCTTCTTTTTAGCTTCAGCCTCAATGAGACGCTTTTCTAAGTCAGCAATTCGACCATCTTTTTCAGTGAGTGAGCGAGCGAGTTTCTGATCTTTAGTTTCTGGAGCTGCAAATGCTACGTGAGCAGCATTTTCAACAAAAGAACCTACTTTAGTTTTTGCATCCACAACCCAACGACCGATGGGGTTATTTTTTTTATCAAAAAGATTGCCCGATCCAGATGGACGTTCCCAAAGTCTTCGTGTTCCACCATCTGGAGCTTTAACAGCGCGCATGATGTAAGGATTAGAATGAGTTATTAATCCAGTTCGTTCATCTCGGTGCGTTACTAATAAATCAAATCCCGTTTCTACTTCTTGATCCATTATATCCCCTAATTACCAGCCGATTACTTCGACTTCGATTGTTTGAGCTGCAATCGCAACTGTTGATGCTTCATCTAATGCTTGAGCAAGAACAGGTGAAGCACTCGTCAATGTGAGTGTCGAACTGATCGTGTTATTATTTACTGTTCCGGATGCTGCGTCAGCACTTAATCCGAGTTCAGTTGCAGTTAAAATGGCACCCTTAGTTACTTTAAATTGATGTCTGGGAGCCTGCATTACAACAAGCTTTTCAGCACTTTGATCGTACTGAAATACGTAACCTGAAGTTCCCTGATCAACTACAATAAGGGATTCAATAATAACGGGGCATCCCATTTTACCTTTAACGAGCGGAATTCCCGCAGCAGGAACAGTAAGAGCACCGTCACCGAAAGTTAAGCGAACTCGATTTAAATTTCGAGAATCGCTCATCCTTCTTTGATTTACCAAAGCGTAAGTTACGTCACCTGAAGCAAGATCTGACATTTTAAGTTCCCCTTAATTATGAGCTAACGACCAAATCACTTTGATTGGCGTCAGATTCTTCGTCAATTTCAAGAACCGCGTCATAAAAACCGGCACCAACTGTTGCAGTAGCGGTCGTATGTTCGAAGCTCAAAGAATCACCGACGTTCAATTGAACGGGAGCGAATCTTTTAACCACAACTGCAGTTGAAGCAGTTGATGCTGGAATGTTCAATGTTCCCAGTAAAACTTCACCAGAACTTGATCCGGGTGTTGGTCTGCGATTGACTTCGACTGCAGCAGCGCCAGTGGCTAATGCAACAGTTACGTGAAAGCGAAGTTCGCTAATTGAACAGGGCTTTGTCACATAATACTCACCG